CCGACCGCGACCACGACCCCGACCGCGACCACGACCACGACCGCGACCACGACCGCGACCACGACCACGACCGCGACCACGACCGCGACCGCGACCGCGACCACGACACCGACCGCGACCCCGACCGCGACCCCGACCACGACCCCGACCACGACCACGACCCCGACCGCGACCGCGACAGCGACCCCGACAGCGACCCCGACAGCGACCCTAAGTAGGCGCCGTCCGCGCCTGCCAGCATCACCGCTGCGTTCACGGCACCCTCATACCGTCTTCGTAGGGAGCTCGTGGGCCCAGGGATAGACGTCCACGATCGCGCCGCGACCGACGAGTACCCAGGATGGAGCCTTCTCAAATTCGTCTAGGGCGCCTGTCTCCAGCGTCACCGAGAACCTTTTCGTGCAAGCGATCCAGCCGGCTTCGCGGAGTACGATGAAGTCGGGCCCGATGCCCGTAACGCGACCCACCTGGATCATGGTCACGGTACGGATCAGGATCGCATCCCCGATCTCAAACGGGAGTGTCGCATCGGTCGCTGAACCCGATTGCGTTGCTGTCGTCGTCTTTTTCGCCATGTTCAATCCACCGTTCCTAACGTGTCGATTGCGGTGATCGGTGTGGAGCAGATCGCGATATAGGTGTGGCGATCACGTCGAGGAGTTCCGACCGAACGGACTCCACGAGCTTGAGGGCGACGGCCGCGGCTTCGATACGGTCCTCGATGTCGAGTACTCTCGCTTCCTCTACGATGACGGCGGCCGCTCGGAGGCGCTCATTCGCTGGCTTCGCGAAGAGCGAGGCTCGCTCGCCCTGGTAGATGTGGAAGAGGGCCACCACGCGCGCGCGCTGGTCGGAGTGGCTCACTGGCACACCGTGTCCGGGAAGACGGCTTTTAGGGTTGTCCTGTAGCTACCGATCATCGCCTGGTCGGCCTGAATCCGTTCACCGAGGCCGTGCATGCGCCGAAGGTCGACGACGCCGGACGGGTTGCTCTTCTCGCGCGCGAGGTCGGCCTGAGCAACGGTAAGATCGGTCCGAGCGAGGCAGCCGGCTCCAAGCGCGTGGACCCACGTCTCCAGCCATTGCCACGGAGCATGAAGGAGCACCGCGACGTGGGCGCCCTCGTCCGAATACGTAGTGCTCGTGGAGCCTGAAACCTTTTTCGAGAGTACAGCCAAGGCATCCGGCCAGAGTTTCGGCGGAATCACGAGAAGATGTCCGCGGTGCCCGTCGGGTCCCACGAAGCTGGCCGAGCCGCCCTCCTCTTCGCGACAATCCGTGATTGGGTGGCCGTTCCCCGTGGCAGTCGAGAGGCCGTACAGGTGCAAACACAATGCGATCGCCGTAATCATTCGTCGTCTCCTCTTCCGGGTCAACGCGACCCTCACTTCTTATAACGGTCGTACACGGCGCCGGGTAAGCCTGTCAATGGTCAAGCACATTGACGCGCCGCCGCTCGTTGGTGTATTGCTTCTCACATGAGCCGATCACGTGCGTCCGTCGACCTCTCCGTGTGGCTGGAATCCGAAGGCAGGACGCAGGCTTGGCTCGCTACAAGGGTCGGAGTGAATCAGAGCACGATCTCCGACCTCGTTCGGGGGGCCGTACCTTCCTTGAAACTGGCGGTCGACCTCGAGAGGGTTACGCGGATTCAGGTGCAGCTCTGGACGAAGCCTTCCCGGGCTGCCTAGCCGTGTCCGAAGCCTTCGTCGTCAAGAAGACCTATTACCTGTATGCGACCGGGCACGGCCTCACGTGCGGATGTCCTGTCGGTTGCTGGACGAAGGACCACGACCGCGCCTTCCTCTTCGAGGACCAGATCTCGAACACGGGACCGTTTCGTGGAGGTCGCGATTGGGCCGAGGCGCACGCGGACGATCTCCGAAGGCAGTCACCGAAGGAAGAGCGCAAGCACATTCACGTTGTTTCGTTACCCGAACGAGGAAAAGAAGGAAGCTGACCGATGAGCTGCCATGAATGGCGACGTCTTGAGGTGTCAGAGGTGCACGACTACCTCCGCCGTAGCGCTCGTATCGGGCGATGGTGTGGGCGCTTCGGTGTGGTTTGAGCAGTGCCGACGATTCTGGTTCACGCTTCCTCAAGTCGGCGTGATCGGCGTACCACGCGGGTCCTCCCCCTCGCCTTCGGTCTGGATTCGGACGGTCGAGCAATGCGCGGCGTGACCATGCGCCCGGAGGCTGCGCCCGAACGATGCAGCAGCCCGTTAGGGTGGGGCGGGGGGAGGGTGACGGGCAAGCCAAATCGTCGCCCGGTCGCCCCGGAGACGGGCCATCGGGCAGTCCCCTTGCCAATCCTCCCCCGTGTAAAGGCATTCCCCCGCCTTCCACCGTTCTAGGGCCACCCGAGCCTGGCACGGCAGATCGTCGTTATGGCACGGAAACGGCCTCATGAGTTGCCAGACACCGACCTCCCCCTTCTTCCCGCGGGCGCGCGTGTCGTAGCCGCTCTCGAAGCCCCCGATCGATGTGAGGTCTATCCAGTCCGCCGGCGACGAGCTCGAGGCGAGCACGGCCGACGCCACGGGCCCGTAGCTCGTGATCCGCCAGAAATTCGACGTCGGGCAAAAGTCGAGCATCGACCAGGCGATCCACGCGAGGATCGCCAGTCTCACGGCTTGACCGCTCCCATCGACCCGGAGCTCGGCCGACGTGGCTGTGTGGGCGCCTCCCGAGCGAACTTCCGGTCGAGCTCGTCAAGCTCGTCAAGTAGGCGGATGACGACCTTCGCCGCTTCGCCCGTGTCGCTCAACCACGTGGCGCGGAGGTGTGCGCGTTCCTCGAGCGCCATCATCGCGACCTCAACCCATCGCCCATGGCGTACCCGTGCCCCTCGTGGCGCGTCCTCGTCGGCCGACAAGGCGAACAGACGAGGAGCACGCCCAGGGCGACGAGGACGAGCACGAGAACCGTTCTCATCCGGTCTCGGGGTCTTGCGCGATGCGAGCTCGGACGGCCGCGTCCTTCGCCTCAAGCAACTTCCGGAGGGCGACCGTGCGCTCCGGGTTGCGAGGAAGCATCGTCATGACGACGTTTGCGAGCTCGGCGAAGGGCTTCGAGACCTCCGCCAGATGGGGAGGCAGATGTTCCCACTTGAAGAACTGGACGATATGTTCGCCGCTCATGGCGAGGAGGGCGCCGGCGCGGAGGGGAGAGGTTGCGTCGAGACCGGCGCGCCCAAGCTCGCCAGGTAGTTCTTGAGGGCCCCGAGGTCGTAGCCGGCCGGGCACTTGCCGGTGACGGACGTCACGACGTTGGACCCGAGGAACGCGATCACCCCACCCCCGGCTGAGGGCACGAGGTATTGAGCTTGCGCCGCCGGCGTGAGCTGGATCGGCGGGTCGTCGATCCCCCACTCGGTGAGGAGCAGGTTCCCGTTCGCGAGGTAGCTCGCCCCTCCGAAGCCATGCCCGTTGGACGGATCGGGAGCACCGGCGGCGTCCCACACGTCGCCGCCGCTCTCCTCGGACTCCCAACCATCCGGAAGGCTGGCCCACATGAAGACGCCGTCCGCGAGCCAGATCGCTTGCTTCATGGAGGCGAGGTTCGTCGCGTCGACGGTGACCGCGGCGAGGAGCGTCGAGCCGTCCGGGTAGGCGGCCGCGGGTTGCGAGCTCGACCCGAGACGGTAGCCCACGAGGGCTAGGGGGTCGGTCCCCTGGTCCGTCGCCTCATTGCCGATGACGAAGCCCGTCACCGCCGAGTAGGCGGCGAGCGCTTGCGCCGTCGTCGGGACCCAGGGCGCGCCCGCGTTGCACCCGCGCATCGCGGCGAGGTGTAGGTCCTCCGCGATCACGCAATCGCCCACGGGGCCCTGTCCCACGGGGAGCGTCGAGTCGGGTCCGTTTCCGAGCATTGTCGCGAGGGCCGCAGCCGCCGGCGTGATGTAGTCGACCGACGTCGGCGCCGCAGGGAGGTCCCTGAAGACCTCATGCCAGAGCCCGAACTTCGCGGTATGCGCGGCGAGCGCTTCGGGGGTCGGAACCTTCACCGTCCCGACGAAACGATCGACCCCTCGCACGCGATAGACCTTGATCTTCCCGTGACCTCGCTTCTTGCTCATGGGCTCTATCCTCCGGTCGCGGCTTCCGCGACGTCGATCGCGCCTTGGACTGCTACCCCGACCGGACCAAGCCAGGCGAGAGCCGACTCGTGGGCGTGCACGAAGTCGAGAACAGAACGCCAGAGGGGAAGGTCCTCGGCCTGGGCGGCGAGGCCGACCCCTTCGATGACGGCGGCGAGCTCGGTGGGAGGGAGCGTCTTGAGGGCGTCGAGCTGCGACGGCGAGACGAGGGGAAGGAGCGAGATGAGCTGCGCGCGCGCTTGGTCGTCCGTCATGGGCCGACTTTCGGGCATGCGGCCGCGTCGGCCGACACGCCGGCATCATGCGCGGCGAGGACGTTCCGGACGAGGCAGTCGGCGACCTGGACCTGAAGCGAGGCCGCCGGGCACTGCTCAAGGTGTCCCTGGGCGTTCGTGGCGTTCGTGTCCGCGCTTTGAAGTTTCGCGAGCTCGGACGAGGATAGCCCCCCGCACGAGAGGCTGAGGACGCCCACGAGGAGGGCCGCAATGAGCTTCACTTGCCCGCCCCGAAAGCTTTGACCCTGGCGGCCGCCTTCGCTTGGAGCGCGTGCGGGGACGGCGTGTAGACCGTCGCAGCGACCACGCCGGCGTCGGCCTGGCCGGCGAAGAGGTTCTGCAAGAAAGCCACAATGGCCGGAAGCGGTACGTTCGTGCACACCGCACCGATGTCGGCGGCCGCCTCTTGAATGGATCCCGGAGGGATCACACTCGCCGCAGCTTCGATGTCGAGACAGACCGCATCGACGATCTTGACCTCCGTGGTCTCGTCGGCCGCCGTGCATCCGTCGAGGTACCCGAGGAAGCTCACAAGGAAGACGGCGACGACGATGAGGACCAGACACGAGTTGACGACCTTGGCGGCGGCGGCCGCGACCTTCACCTGCGAGGGCGACGGCACGAAGACGTTTCGGACCGCGGTGAGTGCGTTGATGATGACGCCCAGGATCATCGCGATCTCGGCGATGGTCGCGCCGGACAGGAAGTGCACGAGGATCGCGGCGGCGCCGACGAAAAGAGGGGTGAGGATCGAGGCAATCTGATTGGTCGTCATGATCGGGTCCTTTCAGTGAGCGATGCGAGCAAGTACATACGCGATCGCGGAGACGAGCGGGACCACCGTTACGATCAGGACAGTCCACCGTTCGCGCGTCCGCTTCGCTTTCTCGTGAAGCCGCGCCTCGCGCTCCTCCGCTCCGGCCGCTCGAGCCGCCTCGATCTCGCGCGCCTGATCAACGGCCGACAGTTGTTCTCGGACCTCGGACAGGGCGTGCTCCATCTCGGCGCGCTGCGTGCGGATGGTATCCCAGATCGCATGATCGACACGGATGCCTCCCCCCGGCGTTTCGTCCGGATCGTAGCGATCGAGCTCGTTCGAATGCGACGACCGCGCGTTCGGCAAGCGCTCTATTTCCACGAGCCGCGAAGTGTGGTCCTCGACCGTGGCCTCTAGCCGATCGAACTTGCCCTTGATCGATCGAATGTCTCGGCCGTGGATGCCTACGGTCAAGCTGAGGTCGTCGACCTTCTGGACGACATCACCGATCTTCCCGGAGTCGATGAGTTGCTGGACCTGGATCTCGTGGATTCCGCGGCCGATCCCCTGCAAGGTTTCGGGCGGAGGAGGGGGAGGCCGAGGAAGGCTCGGGGGTTGGGGCATGAGAGACGCCTCCTTTCATGGGGCTGTACCGGGACCTCCGTCGGCCTCTTGACACTTCGTGTTCGGCCAGACCCATTGGGGCCCGAGCTTGCGGAGCGGGTCGCACGCGGGGGGTGGTCCGGCGTCGCGGGGGGCGCGCGGGGGCTTGGCGGCGCGCGGCTTGGAGGGCGCGAACACCTCGGTGCACGGCGGAGGCTTCTCGGCTTCGGCGGGCGCCTTGGAGCATGAGGCGAGGAGGAGGACGGCGAGGAGGATGGATCGCATCACGGACTCCAAGGGACGGGTAGAGAGAGCTCGGGGCACCAGTTTGGTTGCGCGGTCGACGTGATCGGGCCCACGAACGGATCCGAGTCCGTCAGGAGCCCACAACGGCCATCCGGGAACCCGCCGGTGTAACTGGACGTCGTGTCGGGCGTGTGCGCGTACCCTATGAGGGTCGGCGGGGACGCGCACGTGATCTGGACCGTGTTGCTGGCGACGACCGCAACGGACGTGATGCCGACGACGGTGCCGCCCTCGCCGCCCGTCCACGCCTCGAAGCCCTTGCCGGCCGCCCACGCGCTGTACGCCCCTGACAGATGCGGCGCGGTGAACGCCGTCGAGAATTGCAGCGGCAACACGTTCGCGCTGAACGAGACCGTTACCACGTTCCCCGATATCGTGATGCCCGTGGGAAGAAACGGCGTGTAGCCGAGGCCGGACAAGAGCCCGAACCCGACTTGCCCGTACTTCTCGCCGACGAGCTGGTACCCGACGCGCGTGAGATGCTGGCGGTCGGAGTAGTACGGCACGTAGTACTTCGGTCCCGAGAGAATGATGACGCCCGGATTCGCGATCGATGCAGCGACCTGATCCAGCGCGGAGTTGTTCTGGATGCCGCCAAATGGGTTGCTGTTCTGCTGCGAGATGATGAGCGGCAGCTTGCCTTGGAGCGGCCCGATGAGCGCCTGCATGTCCGACTGGAGGTCGGCCTGGTAGCTCTCCAGGAAGTCGGCGTACGCAGGGGGCACCTCCTCCGCGTCCGACTCGCCATGTGTGAGGACGGCGAGAGCGCCTGCGTAGCCGACTCGCATCGCGTTCGCGACGGTCGCCTCGAGAATCAGGCTCGCGTACGCGTTGCCTGTGCCGCCCTTCTCGATAACCGAGGCCGCCGCGCCTCCCTGACCCGCGCAGTGCGCGAGGAAGGACCAGGCGGTGAGGTACTTGGCGAGCGAGAGGGCGCTCATCGTGTTCGCCATGGTCACCTCAGGGCTCTCACCGCCAATGTTGATCGGATACTCGGTGGTCGCCGGGAGCCCTCCGTCACCGTAGATCGCTGCGCGTGCTGGCGTAACCATCGGCGCCAGGCTCCACGTCCCTGACGTCGCGCTGCTGTATGCGCCGCTGGAGTCGTAGAGCTGCACGTTGTTCACGTTCTTCGGCGAAGTGCCATAGGGCGGAGTGCCATAGTCACCCACCGAGAGACTCTGCCCCGAGTGCAAGATCCCCATCAGCCGCGGTAGCGGGGTCAAGATGGGACTCACGGCGCGCCGCTCACGTGAGGCAGGCGCCACGGATAGCTCGGCGTGGGCGCCACGGTCGCGCGCACCTGACGAGCACCCGCGTCATGCGCGGCGGAGTGCGACGAGCAAGAGGCGACGAGCACGAAGAGGGCGAGCGTCAGTGATAGCCAGGGGGCGGTTTGCATCAGTCGAAGATCTCCTCTGAGTAACAGGACCAGTCCGCGGTCGCCGACGTGCCGTTCGTGACCTTGACCGAGATCGTCGATCCGCTCGCCGTCGTCGTGATCCCGGTCATCGACGCGCCACCGGAGTGCTGGCACGTGTTCGTGGGCGAGCCGACCTCCGTGAGGGTGCCTCCCACGTTGGTCCATCCATCCGACGCGTCGCATTTCACCATGTCCCCGATCGAGCACCCGGACACGCAGTTGGCCGTCATGCGCCCGGTGCAGTGGACGTTCATTCCGACGGCGTGCGCGGAGCCGAGCGAGAGGGTGTACACGACGACCGGCGTGGACCCCGCAGCGGTCGAGGCGTACCCGCCGTGGACCTGGTGCGGCAAGGTCGTTTGCGTGTTTATCGTGCCACTCCACACGGGCGCGATCCCATAGCCAGCGAGGTTCGTGCTCGTCGCGGCGGGCGACACGGACGCGAGGCCCACGGGGAGGAACGCGAGAATGTCGTTTGTCGCGGGCGCACTTGTCGGCGCGGTCGAGACGGGCGCAATCAGGATCTCTCCGCCTCCTCCACCGAAGTCCGATCCGGACGTGTTGAAACTCAGGTTGTACCCGGGCTCCGTGTAGATGCCATTGGAGTTCATGAAAAAGATGGGCGCCCCGGAGTACTCGAAATACATGCCCACGCTCGCCGTGTTGATCGACAGACCGCCTCCAGGGTTATTGTCGAGCGTGAAGTTGGTCGCGCTCGGCGTGAGATCGCCGAGCCAGAGACTCCCGAGCGTGTTGAGCGATTGCGAGTAGACGCCGATCGCGCCGACCAGCACGCCGTTGCGCGTGATCTCGAACATCCCCTCATTTCCGGAGCCTGTTGAGACACCCAGGTCCACGTCAAAGATCGAGCCGTTCCCGTTCCCGTTCGTGGAAACCTGCGGCTTCATCTTCATTGTGGCGGGCGACGTGCCCGTCGTGCTCGCCTGCGTCTCTCCGCAAGCCGTGGCGCCCGCCGCGCATGTGAGCGTGCCGGTGCTCGCTCCCGCCGTGATCTCCCCGCCCTGGATCTGGGTGCATACGACGTTGCCCCCCGAGATAGTGCAATCTCCGGCGAGCGAGGAGAACCCGATGTTCCCGCTGCCCAGCGCTGCGAGCACCTGCCCCGTCGAGGCGTTGCCAGAGCCGGTGATCGAGTACTGGCTAGCCGACGCCCCCCCGGTGAGCGTCAGGCTCGTACCCATCGCGGCCATCGTCCCTGTGTACGCGCTGTGCGTGCCGGTCAATGTGATTCCGTTCAGGACTGCGGAGCCCACGAGGCTCGCGCTTGCCGTGCCGCTCCCCGAGCCCACCACCGTGACGCTCTGGAAGTAGTCGACAGTGGAGAACAGAAGCGCGTTGTCCGAGGTCGCGGTGACGGTGATCGCGGCAGCGACGTCGCAGGCCTGGGAGCTGAACGTCGCATTCGTAACGCCGACGCTGCTGCCGAAGATGCAATTGATGAAGCCGTTCTCATTGGTTGTGCCGCCACCTGTGATGGTCACTCCACCCTCGAAGGCGATCAGCTCGAATTGGACGCCGCCTCCCGCGGGGAGCCCCGTCTCGGTGAGCGTCACCGCTCCGTTGATCGTCAGGTTGGCCATGTAACCGGCTTGAAGACTCGCGCTCGTGAAGCCGGATCCCAGCGTGACCGTTCCGTTCAGCACCGTGACGCCGCCGGTGTCCCATCCCGCGAGCGAGACCCACGGGACGAGCTGCACGTTCTCGCTGTACGCGCCCGTCGTGAAGGCGACGGTCCACAGCGCCGAGCTAGACGCTCCATCCGTCACCGCCACCGACGCGGCGTGCCCGTAGGTCGCGCACGGTGCCGCAATGGTGCACGTGTTGGAATCGCTTCCGGTCGGCGAGACCACGAGCAAACCTTGGACGACCGGAACGTTCCCGCCGTCGCACGAGATGACGCCGCCCGGAGTTATCGAGCACTGGCCGGTCATCTCGTTCCACACGCCGACTCCCCCGCTCGACTGGTAGATCGCGCCGTCCGGGCCCGCCTCGACGCCGCCTCCGCCCCCGCCGCCCTCGGCCTGGGCCACGCACCCGCCCACCGTGCCAGGACCTCCAGCGGCCCATACCATCCCCGCGTCGCACGTCGGGAGGAAGATGCCGGGGGGAGTCAGCCACGAGCCCGCGTCGAGCCCGTTCACGAGCGCCGGTCCGATCGGAAGGGCGTAGTTTCCCGACGCGCCGACCTTGTGAGGCTCGTCAGCCGACGAGCTAGAGGACGGTGCGCTCGAGGGGGCGGAGGTCGTGCACGCGACGGCCGCGACGCCTCCCGCCAGGACGAGGAAGAGAACCGTGAATCGAACCCATCGAGCGTTCATCAGACGATCTCCCAATTGTTCGCCCCATCAGCTTCCCACGTAACGGAGGCTCCGAGGTCCCCGACGAGCTCGAAGGTTGTCGAGGCGCCCATCACCATACCCACTCCGCCGGTCGTCTCCGGAAGCTTCTCGATCGTGCCTCCCGCCGGAGCGGCGACGATCAGTTTCGCCGTCGAGTTGACCGGACCCGCAACGATCTTGTAGCTGACGCGAGCTCCGGATGGAGCCCCCGTAGGAAGCGTCCTCGTGATCGCCGACCCTCCCGAGAGGTCGACAAGCTCCCGCGTGTAGACGGAGGACGTACCAGAGCTCGATACGGCGACACGGTCCGTGGGCGCCGTCGAGGCTGTGGGAAGCGTGAGGACCGACCGGAGGTTCGACGGGTCGTCGACGAGCGATTCGTATCCGACGATCTGGAGGATGTTCTCTTGCGGGAGAACGGTGCCGCTCGCGTCTTGGATGATCGAGTAGCCCCCCAGGTCAGCGTCGAGCCAATCGAGCGGAGCTAGCTGCGTCATGGTCGGATCTCCCTTTTACTTACGGTGTGGTGATGCTCGAGGTCGGCGTCGTCGATTGGAGCCAGTAGAGGATGAAGATCCCCGATCCGCCCCCGCCCCCGTCGTTTGCGGGGCCGCTCGCCGCGCCCGCGCCCGGGTTGCCCGCACCGCCCCCGCCCGCGCCCGTGTTGGCGAGCGCCGAGATCCCCGGGTCTCCGGCCGAGCCCGTGCCGCTCGCCGAAGCCGCGCCACCGTTGCCTCCGTTGCCGCCGGCGCCGAAGGGGCCCCCGCCCCCTCCTCCTCCGCCCACGCCCCCGAGATGCGAGCCCGCGGGAGCTCCTTGATTGCCCGGCGATCCGCCGTCGTAGATCCCCCCGTACTCCGTGGAGCACGGTTGCCCGGGAAGCGAGGCGCCTTGGGGGAAGTTCGACAGGGAGGTCGTGATCGTGTGCGCCGCGATGCACGCGCCGCCCGACCCGGGCGAGAGGTCGACGTACCGCGTGTTATCCATGATGACCGCCGAGTCGCTGTTCGGGTAGATCTTCATGAGGGCGTATGTCGGATCGATCCACGGCCAGTCGCGCGAGCCGTCGACGCCGAGCCCTCGAGCTCCCGGCGCGATCATGATGCAAGGGTTGCCGGCGCCGCCGCTCTGCACCGCGTAGCCAAACTCGGTGAAGATGTCGATCCCGTTGCCGCATCCCGACCCGCCGAAGGTTAGCCAGAGGTTCGCGGACACCGCGGTGTCCTGGATGAAGGAGGCCGCGCCGTCGCCGCCCGCCGTCACCGCGACGTGGTCGCCGCCCCCACCCCCGTCGCCGACGACGACGCTGTAGACATGCCCGGGGACCGTGGCGAAGACCGTCGTTCCGAGCGGCGCGCCGGCGCCGCCCGCGCCTTGAGCCGTCTGGTAGCCGTCGACGGTCGAGGCCACACACGAAAAGTCTCCGCCCCCACCCCCGCCGCACGCGACGATGTAGACCCATTCGCAGCCGGGGGGGCAAGTCCACGATCCGTTCGAGTAGAAGGTCGCCGACATGACCTTCAGCGCCCCGTACGAGAGATAGGCCGTCCGCTGCAAGAGACCGAGGTAGCCCGGAGCGAACTCCGCCGCGTCCCACGCGTCGCCGTCGTCGGGTACGCCTACCGTCTCCGGGAAGGCGAGGTCCAGCGTGCTCTCGGTCCACGTGATCGACCCGTTGTTTGCGTCCGGCGCGCTACCGTTCGCGTTCGCCACGATCACGGAGCTCGAGGAGACTTGCTGCACGATTTGGAACGTCCCGATGTTGCCAGGCGCGGCCGCGGCGCCCAGCGATAAGACGTGCAGCACCGACGCTTCGGTCATGCCGGTCAAGCCGGTCACGGTCGCTAGGCCTCCCGAGAAGGCCGTGATGCTGGCGCCCGTCCCCGTCTGCCCGCCGATCGGTGTCCAGAGGTACCCTGCTTCTTGCTCCATGGCTCTATCTCCTCACGACCCTGGTACCCAATAGCGGCAGTTTACGCGATTGCGCGACGGCCAGAACCCTATCCCACTTCCGACCGTTCCCGTAGGACACTCGCCCCAGAACGCCGGCGAGCCCCACCGTCCGTCGGGGTTGCCCGTCTCGCCGACGTTCGCCGGGTCGAAGAGGAGGGCGTTGTTCGTCCAGACGATCATGCGGATGTTCGCGTGCGCGCCCTTCCACGTGTTCACGAGACCCAAGACGGTGTCGCGTTGCAGACGTGTGCACAGGTGCCCGATTCCGACCTGGCGCCGCGGGTCCGTCGAGGGAATTACCCCGGTCCGCGGGGCGACATTGATGTCCGGGGGGTAGGCGTTCTCGTCGGCATAGATGGTGACCCAGTTGTCGCCGACGAAGTTCGCGCGCTCCGGGTTCGAGATCGAATCCCAATCGAGGACGCCGTCGCCCGGTTGCGGGTAGCGGACCGAGCCGTCCGCGTTGACCGTCGTGCACTTGAAGCGATTCCAGATCCGGACCTGCGGATTGTTTCCCAGCCACTTGTGGAGCCGGAGTGCAAGCATGTAGTCGGATCCGCACTGTTGATAGAGGGTGAGCCACGCGCGGCAGTCGGCCCAGAAGTCGGAGAGCGTCTGACTCTCGCCCTGGATGAGCCCGCGCGTAAACCCGATCGCCGCGGCGTTGTCCGTTCGCGTGTCGGATCCCGGCCACGAGGCGCGGAGCCCTTGGATCCAGGCCTGCATCCCAATGTCGCACATGGCGGCGATCGCATAGAGGAAGGAGAAGCCGTACCGCGCCGCCGGACGGTATTGGAGCCACTCGGGAACGTAGCTCTTGAGACCATGACGGAAGCCGCGGACGCTCATGAGGTCGCCAGCGTCCTCACGTTGAGGGTTCCGTTCCACACGAGGACCTCGCCGGGGCCGATCGCTTCGTCCGAACCGCCTTGCACGTCGAAGATATAGGGGTTCGCTCCAAGGATAACGCCCACCGTCGCGGACCAGTAGAGGTAGCCCTGGGTGCTCGGCGGTCGCGGAAGCCCGGAGATGGGATAGAGCGAGAGGTAGAGCAGGATCGCCGCGTCGCACTGTTCCTCGACGACGGAGGCGATCGGCGCGCCGGGCTGGCACCACACGGTGAGGATAGGGGAGTAGGTGACCGGCGTGCACGCGACAACGGAGGCCGTGACGTTCATCGGTTGAGCGATCTTGAGGACCTCCGCGGCCACCGCGGCGAGGTCGTCGGCCGTAGGCACTCCCGACGGTGACGCGCAAAAGACGGTGACGGCCATGTCGGACGTGTTCACGACCGACACACGATTGATGTTCACCGGATTTCCGGAACTGTTGATCGCATTCAGGACCGCGTTCAGGTAGGCGCCCGAAGGGCCCAGCGCGCTTCGACCCGCGCGAGCGGCCTGGCACTTGGCTACGACCTGGGCGTCGGTGTCCGCGTTCTGCCCGACGAGCGGCGCCGGGTTCGTACACGAGAGCCCAAGCGCTTGGGTGACGACGGAGTTGATCTGTCCCGCGGCCGACGTCGCCACGGACCCGGCGACCTGGGCTTGGAAGTTCGTGGATATTGAAGTGTTGGCGCCGATGGTGAACGGCGTTTGGTTCACGTACGTCTGCCCCGTGAGGGGGTTCGTGATAACGAACGTGCCCGTCGCGTACGAGTAGATCCCACCCCCACTGTTCGTGAGGGTGATGGGACCGGCCGCGTACGTCGCCGGCGTCGCCGTGACCCCGAAGACGTAGTAGGCGAGGAGAACGAGCCAGGGGCCGCTCGCGTAGCCGAGGAAGCCCGCGGCGATCGCGTACGTCAGGGTGTTGGCGAAGCCCGCGAAGACGGTCGCAATGACCGTGAGGATCGTCGAGAAGGTCCCGCCCGGCTTCCACAAGTCGGCGCGAATGCCCAGGCCGACGAGTCCGGACACGAGAGTCGACCGAACGCTCGTCGGCGTCGGCGAGGTGAGGAGCGAGGGAAGGGGGGTCATGGAGGGGTCACCACGAGGCCGGTTTGCTTGCTGTATTGGTACGAAAGCGGGAGAACGGTGCCGCTCGCGACAATGACGATGTTGATTGCGTACGGTCCGTCGCTGTTCTGGACGACCGTGGTTTGGCTCCCCTGGATCCGCGTGTCCTTTCGGAGTTGGGAGTCGACGATGCTCGCCGCGGCCGCCAGTTTGAGCGACGACGCGGAGAGGAGGTTCTTGACTCCGATACCCAGGGTCGGCGCGTCGAGGTTTGAGCCGAGGACCTGAAGGAGGAGATGGTAGACATCTTGCGCGAGCCCTTGCAGATCGCTCGTCGTCTCGCTCCCGGAGGGGTCGAGGTCGTCGAGGCAGACCCCGTCGGTCACGTTCACGGTGACCTGCGTCTCGCCCGGGGCTCCACTCGGGGTGAGCTGGTACGTCCCATCGGGCTCGAGGTAAAGGATCCCGGTCGTGATCGGGAGCGGCGAGGGGACTTGGTAGGTCGTCGTCATGCGGCCTCCGCCCCGGGGAAGAGAACAGAGAGACCGGCCTGTGCCGCCGGCGCCGTCGCCGAGAGGATGACGACCGCGCACGCGGAGGAGGGCAGGACGACGTCGTTCGCGATCGCGCCGGCGAGCCCGTCTTCGGGGCCGCTGTACGCGTAGACGTCGAGCTCCTCCGTGGAGCACGTGATCAGAGCTTGAATCCCCGCCATGAGCTGGCCGGCGACGGACGCCTGGTCGTTCACGGCCGCCGAGAGGTTAAGTTGAATCGACGGCGCGTCCAGGTTCGCGCGAAGCGTGGCGAGAATGCTGGCGAGGACCTCGACGTTGCCGGCGACGGTCGGCGGAACGACTTGGAAGTTCAAGATCTGCTGTTCGAGCATCCCGACTTGAAGCGCCAAGTAGGCTTGGAGGTTCACGAGGAGCGAAAACGTCTCCGGCATGAGGTCGCCAAACGTGATCGTTTCGCTCGTCAGGCTTCCTTGCGTGAACGTGAGGCCTCCGAAGGCCCCCTCAAGTTGCGCGATCGCCCCTCCGCCCATGATCGGGACGCATGCGGCTCCGGATCCGGTGCCCGTGACCGTCCCGCCGCTCGTGTAGACGCCCGATCCGGCCACCGGGATCGAAAAGTGCGTGGGATCGATGACGGTGGCGACGTACATCCCGTTGGCTGCAAGGTTTCCGGGGACGCCGGAGATGGTGACGGCGCCGATCCCGGTCGTCGAGGCGATCTCGATGACGATCGGGTTCGTGTTACTCGCGCCCAGAACGGCCGCGACGTCCGTGACCGAGGGAAGAGGGGGAAGAAGGTACCCGGAGCCCGGAGAAGTCAACGTGACGCCCGTAAGGACGCCTCCGACGAGGACCGGCGTACCCGTCGCCGCGCTTCCGGTGGGCGAAGCGGGGAATGTGACCGAGCAAAGCCCGGTGGCGTAACCCTGGCCTCCCCCAAGAAGCTGGATCGAGGCGATCTGCCCCGGCGGAACGAGCCCCGCGCCCTCGGCCGCGAAGACGAGGGCGACCGTCGAGCCCGTGCCCCCGAGCTCGCCCAGGACGCCCGCCAGGGCCGTCCCGGGGCCCAGGTAGGCGTAGGCGTCGAGGGAGGCGCCCTCGACCTCGAGGAGCGCGTTGACGGCCGCCAGGAAGCCTTCCACGAGGGCGAGCTCGGCGACGAGCGCCAGATTGAGCTGGGCCGTCACGCTTGGGACCCCGACCTCGACCGAAAGATCGATGCCGGCGGCGACGTCGATGGCCAGGGCGATCTGCGCTTCGATGTCCGGGATCCCGATCCCGACCGTCAACCCCATCGAGAGCAGTGCCGAGATCGAAAGGGCCAGGACGAGCGAGACCCCGAGGATCGCCGCGAAGAACGGCGCCATGATGACGGCGAGCGTCAGGCGGCCCACGAAGGTCATCCGCGCGTCGCCTTCTTCGAGCCCGTCTGAATGGAACAGATCATGGGCCCCGGGATGATCATGACCCCGGCGATAGGGAGCCCCGAGTAGGTCCCCGTGAAGGGGATGGGGTTCGGAAAGTAGCCCAACGCCGTGTCGCCGATCCCCGCGATGCCCGGACCGCCCCCGCAGAGCGCGACCTCACCACTCGGGCCAACGTTGACGGTACCCGAGGCATCGATCGTCGAGGAGATCGGGAGCGCGGTCGGGTCGAAGGAGACGACGACGGGTGCCGCGTTGCCGTCGGGGAGAGCGTAGAAGCCCACGAGGACGCTCGCACCCTCCTTGTGCTCGGCCGAAAGGCCCATCATCCCGGGCCACACCACGGCTTCCGTGAGGTTGGGCGCTACGGAAGCCGAACCGTCCGGGTTCGTCACGGCCTGGAGGTTCAGCTTGGCCCCGTCTTGCGTCACGATCCGGTACTCGTAGATCTTCATCGGCGCGAGCTTGCCGAACTCTCGGACCATGGTGGTAAAGGCCGTGATCAGACGCGTGACCATCGTGGCCGAGCACCACACGGTCGCCCTTGAGCCGTTCTTGTCGAAGACGTGCTCGATGTCGCGCACCATGAGGGTTCCGTCGAAGCGCGGGTCGGTGAGTTGCGTTCCCGGAAGGACGAGCGCATCGATGCTCACCTCGCCCTTTTGGACGAGCGGATCCCACTTGAGGAGCTCGAGGCTGGGGTCGGCTTGAACGCTCGGCCAGACCCCGACTTGCGTGACGCCGGCCAGGTCGACATACCAGTCGCGATCGCCAAAGACGCGCCGCGCGGGTCCCGTCAAGTGGATCCAATCGAGCCCGAGCGAGATCGGGTTCGGATCGTTCACCGTCTCGCCCACCACGTTCCCGAGCGACTGCTCCACGGCCTGGGCAGAGAGCCCCGAGTCGCTGTGAAAGTGTTGCGCCGGCGCCGTCTGATTCCAGCCATTCGCCCCCCCGACGACGCGTACGCGCACCGTCGAGACAAAGCGACCGGAGGCGAGAGGATCGACCGTGCCGACCGCGGTGATCGGCGTAGGGTCTTGGACATTCGGGGTGATGGTGATCGTCACCTTGCCCGTCGGGATGTCCGCCGACGTCACCGGCGTCGAGTCCGGATCGATGTCCACGTCGCAGAACCACACCCCACGCCATGGGAAGACGAAGCGCGCGGAGGTGCACCGCACGCCGTTCAGGTCGATCGCGAAATCGGTCACTGGCTCACCTGTCCGGCAAGCGAGTTGAATTGATCAAACTTCTGGCTCATCTCGGAATCCGCGCCGTCCTCGGCCGTCGGCGTCGCTTCCGTCGCCGAGGGGACCGCCGCGTCGGGCTTGCCGAGGGCGAGGACCGGCGCGCGATACTCCTTGAAGTGGATCTCACACTCGAAGAAGTCCTCGTCCTCGGGTTGGATCATGTCCGTGACGTCCTCGACGACGACCTCGGTAACCGACGTCGGCGGCGCCGAGAGAACCGGATGGTAGATCGCGAGAGCTCGAGGTGTCGTCGAGCCCGGGACGAAGCGCACGGACTTCGCGAGATACTTCGCCGCGAACGCTTGGTAGGCCGTCCACTGTTGTCCGGCCGGGCTCCCGGTCTCGTCCGTCTCGCACCAGATCTGCACCTTGAAGACGTGGACGCCCAGGTGGTCGCCCGTCGGAACGAGCGTGGCGCCCGTCATGCCGTACGCCTGGCGTTCGTCCCATGCTCGAGGGGAGTTGCCCGAGATGAGGCGAGCTCGCCCGGGGCAGGGATCGACGCCGATGAGGAACGTATCGGCGGTCGGAAGACCGCTCATGTTCGCGGCGATCGTGGAGCTCCCCGAGAGGTCGACGTTTTGCGTCATGGCTGGGGAACCCCTTGCACGGGGAAGCCGGCGGCGACGAGGGTGTCCTCGATCGCCTTGACCAAGGGCGCGAGGATGTTCGGCGCGCCGAGCTCCTTCGCGATCCCCTTCGGGGCGCCGGCGCCGATGTGGAAGTGGATGGTGAGATTGATCGGACCCCCCTTGCCCGCTCCCCCGCCCATCGAGGCGCCCGCGGGGACGATCGTTTCCCCCGGAGCGACGGCGGCGAAGGCCTCGCCCGCCGGCGCTTGCACGACGAGGCCGCCCTCGGCATTCGCCGGCGCCACGCGCGTCCCGGTACCTCCGCCTGGCCCGGCCTGCTCCCCGCCCCCGCTGAACGTCGAGGCGCCCCCGCCGGCGAGACTCTTGCCCATCGTGAACGCGCCCTCGCCGACCACGGGCTTGCTCGTGAGCTTTTGAAGGTATTGGACGAGCTCGACGAGCTTCACGAAGGGAGTGATCACGAGGTAGAGGCCGGCGGCCGCCAGGGCGAGCCCGGCTGCGAGCGCGTACACCGCGACCTTTGCGCCGTCGAGCGCGAGCTTCGCCAGGTCGAGCTTGTCCGTCTTGAGACCGCCGAAGGACTGCTTCCACCACAGGGCCAGCTTGAGCGTCGCGATCCCGACGTCGAGAGCGCCGATGATGAGGCCCTTGAACACCGCCTTGGCGATGGGCTCGAGCTTGACGAACGCCTTGACGAGCCCGTTGCCGACGAGCTCGGTCAACTTCCGGAGGTTCGCCCCCGTCTGCGTCTTGGACGGATCGAAGAGGTTCATGAAGTCGCCGAGCGCCTTCGAGAGCGGTTCGATCTTGACGCCCTTGGTCAAGCTGTCGAGCGACTCGTGCCACTTTTGGAAGATGACGTCGAAGGACATCATCTTCCGCGCGTTGACCTCGCCGAAGCGCTCCTCGACGGTCTTTCGGAGGGCCGCGGCGCCGTCGGCGAGCTTCACGCGGCCCTGGAAGAGCGCTTTTTGCGCGTCCGCGATACTGACGTTCAGATCCTTGGCGAGATTCTTCGCAACGTCTTGGAACTTGATCCCCGTGCCTTGGAGCTCGAAGGGATTCAGGCGAAGCATGCCAACGCGCTTGGAGCGCTCGACGATGTCGCCGAGCTGCGTCCCCACGGTCTTCCCCATCGCCTCCGAAGCCTGGGCGACGATATTGAACGTATCGACGATGGTTTGCCCCGAAGCCGAAGTGTTGTTGAAGCGGCGGTAGAGGTCCGCCGCCATGTCGTTGAGCTCCTTCTTCGCCGTCGGGACCTTGCGCGCCAGAGCGTCCACTTGGGTTCCGAGCGCGGCCGCGTTCTGCGCGCTCCCGGTCGCCGCCTCGCGCACGAGGTTCAAGCTCCGCGCCGCGTCGGCCGACGTCACGATCCACTTCGCGAGAGAGACGACGCCGGCGACGGCCGCGGCGGTCACGGCGACGACGGCGACGGCAAGGAGCGCGAGCGCACCACCGAAGACGGCCGACGCCGCGCTTCCGCTCCCCATGACATCCTTGAGCTGCTCGAGCTTGTCGATCCCCGCTTGGAGCGGTCCCCCGATCGCCTTGATCGACTTCGTCCCGTTGTCGTTCGCGGCTTGCGCCTTCTTCGCCTCGGCCGCGAGCTTGCCGTAGTTTGTCCCCATCTTGAGGATCTCGATGTTGCCCTGCGCGATCGTGGTCTTCTCGCGGTCGATCGCGGCCCTGAGCTTCGTCTTCGCGTCGAGGACTTCCGTGGTCTTGCCGGTGAGCCCTCGAAGCGCCTCGCTGTACTGTTTGACGGAGTCCTGCGAGCCCTTGACGCTCGCGCGGAGCTCCTCGAGCGACTTCGTCGCCTCCTTGGAGAAGGACGGCGCGGAGCCTTCTACGTCGATCGAAAAGGTGGCTGCCGCGTCCGTCATTCCGTCTTCTTCTCCGCTACGAGTAGACCCGCCAAAAGCCAGGCCCCGACCCACGCGTCGTCAGCCTCGTCCCGCTTCGGCCTGGCGCCTCGGAAGAGGGCCAGGATGCAACCCGCCGCGCTTCCCCGGTCGAAGGAGGCTATCTTCGCCAGGGCTAGGGTTTTCCCGCGACCTCCGACGCGCGTAGCCCCTCCATCCGACGAAGGGCGCCGGCCGCCTCCCACATGAGGGAAGCGTGCACAGAGCACCACGCCTTGAACTCCTCTTTCGTCGGGTGCAGGAGGTTCGGTAGGACGTAGTCCATCGCGTCCTCGACCGTCTGCCCTGTCTTCTTCTTCGCCGAATCGTCGAACCGCTTGACGACGATCGGCGCCGCGCGCTTGACGGCGACGACCTTGTCGATCTGCTTGAACTCGAGGACCTCGAAGTCAACGCCCGCCTGGCCGAGCTCGGCGTCGTACTTGGCCTCGAGATCGAGGACGAGGAGCTCGCGTGCCTTGGCGACCTCCTCGAGCTTCTTCTCGCGTTCGGCTTTCGCCTGGCGCGCTTCCGCCAGGCGCTCATCGATCGTGGGCTCGCTCATTCGTTACCTCGGATGACCGACCAGAGGACGTTGCCGTTCCTCGGGTTCTGTAGGAATTGGATGGTGTACTCCGTGACGATCTCCTCGATCCCCTCGTCCCAGGACTCTTTCACCTCCTCGACCGTGCACTGAGCGAAGCTCCACGTGATCGGGTCGTCGTTCGTGATGTCGGGCTCGTAGAGGGACACCGAAAACTGAAACGTGGTGTCGCCGATCGAGCCTTGCGACTGATTCGCCAGGTACTCCTCGAATTGTTTCGCCGTCGTCCCGAGGAGGGCGAACGTCAGGCCCCCGGGCTCGAACTTCCCGGCGGTCTTGCCGATCGGCTGGCCGTCTCGCCGCGAGGCGTGCACGATCTTGCGTGTCCTCTTCGCGCCGTGACCGGCCTTGAGGACGCCTTCGATCGATCCCTGGCCGTAGTCGAACTCGCACGACTTGCCGGAGTAGATCGTGCCCTGGAGTCGGGCTTCGTCGATGTAATTCGTCGTCATGGGGATATGACTCCTTCAGGTCGTCAGGTCTCAGGTCGTCGTGGGAAGAGTGTTGGCGAACTGCGCAGTCACCGCGAACGTCTTGACGTACTTGAGCGCGACGTTGGTGATGGTGACGGTGATCGTCTGCGGGCCATTGCCCGAGAGGTTGTCCGTCCTCGAAATCGCGATGTTCGTACCGCTCACCTGGCCGGCGAGGACCTTGTCGACGGCTGCCTGGCACGTCGCCTCCCACTTCGCCGCTTGGATCTCGAGGATGTAGCCCGTCGAGACGTTCACGCGGATCCCTTGCGAGAGGAGCCCGGTGAGAACGGAGAAGGTCGTGGCGCACGCGAGGTTCATCGTGCGCGCGTGCTGGATGTAGACGTAGTCGGAGCCGCCGGCGCTATCGAGGTTGGCGTTGCAGATGTACGCCCCCGGGTAGCTCGGATCGGCAAAGCTCCGGAGCGTCGTCAACCGAAGGATGTCGAGACCGGGGTAGATCGCCTCGTCGTGATAGAGGGGATTGCCGAAGGCGTCGTCGAGGTCGTAGCCCCCGATGTTGCCGAGGTCGACCTCCGCCGGGTCGACGCCGACCGAGATGACCTCGGCTCGAGCCGTGAGCGCGAGCGACGTCGGGAGCGACTTCGTGATGCCCGAGAGCGTCGAGGTGACCGCGCCGCCATCCGCGCATGGGGAGATCCGGATGCTGGCCGTCCCGGCCATGAGGGTCCCCATGGCCGTTGCGTACGTCGCCTCCGACTCGCCGCTCGGGATGTTCTTGAATCGCGTGTTAACCACGGCCGTCTGGAATCGTCCCGTCGCCTCGAGCGCGGCGAGCCAGGTGTCGAGGAGCGAGATGAAGGTCGGCCCAGTCGGCCCGTGCACAAGGAGCAGATCCCAGATCTGCTTCGAGATGCGAAGCGCCTCGAGCGACGTCGTGAGGTCCGCCGTGGACATCGTTGGGCCGACCGTAATGAACGAGATGTAATCGCCCGCCAGGAAGGTCTGTGCCGCCGTGCCCAGCGTGACCCTGATTCCGGAGTCGTTGCCGGTTACGGGGATGGTGGGCGCGATGGTGGTCGCCGTCCCGAGGGGGATCGGCGCGCTCGTCGAGTTGCCGCCGTCGAAGGAGACCGTGTACGTGATCCCCGCGGTCCCGAGGGCGCCGGCCGTGACGACCTTGAAGACGAACCCGAAGATCCCGGCCTTGACTCCGCCGGGACCGCAAACGTTGTAGTCGTCGGCGATGAGGGCCGCGCTCCCGAAGGAGGGCGTCGCCGTCCCGGCGATGCTGTTGACCATCAGCCCGTATGTCGCCGGGTTCGCCGTCGTCGCGCGCACCGCCAGGACGGGGATCTCGTCCTCGCTCTGGATGTATGTTCCGAACTCGGGGAGAGCCCCTTCGCCGAACGTGGTTGCGAGGTCGACCGGGCGAACGAATTGCGCCGGCTGATTCTGCGTCCCCGTGGAGCTCGGCGCGATGACCGCCGGGACGATGGGCGACGGTCGAACCGTGCCCGCGTTGCTCTGGACCTTGTTGACGGTGACGGAGGGAAGATTGGAGCCCATGGGTGGACCTCTAGCTCGCGGGGTTGCGTTGCACGTTGGGCGAAAAGCCCGTGACCACTTTTTGCGGAATGTCGAAGAGCGGTTCTCGGTGAATGAGCTCCACCAGGATCTCTCGACCGAAAGGGAGGTTCTCACTGACCAGCGGATCGCGTCTTACTCGACGCATGACGTAGTCGGCAGAGGCGAACCACTGGATCGCTTGCGTCGTGAGTTGAAAGAGGTTGCTCGATGCCTGGATCTGTAGCTCCTCGTTCGCGGTGTCCGTGGAGTCGACCGCCCAGATCGAAGCGGTCACGATGCGCTCCCATTTCCAGAGCGCGCGCGGATTGCCGTTCGTTCGTCGTGGCTGGACGAGGTCCCCCTCCGCTCCCTTGTCGTCGCCGGGCATGAAGAGGACTCGGTTCGCCTGGCCGACCCCCTGATTCAGGATGCGCTGGCGCTGCTTCCATCCGGTCGTGCCGACCAGGGGCGCCGGCATACCGTAGGACGCGAGAAGAGCGACGATATCGGGGATCGGGACCGGACCCGCTCCGTTTCCGAAATCTCGCGTCCCGCCCCCGAGCGTGAAGAATGTCCGTACCCCGCCGGCGAGGAGAAGAAGGCCGTCGACGACGACCGGGGTGGTGACAGGCTGAACCGGCTGCGTCACGTGCGCACCGCTTCGACGAAGGCCTTCCTCGCCGTCTCGAGGAGGGCTGCGCGGACCGGGCTCGGGATCCCCGAGCTCGTGGAGGGAAGGATGGCGCGCGCCGGGATGCGCTTGGTCCCGTAATTCTGGATCGCCTGGACCTTTTGCGAGCCCGTCGAGGTCCCCACGAGGGTCGCGGTGAGCACGGTTCCCGAAGACTTGACATGGACGGCCGACGCGGCGTTCTCGAGGGCGCGGCCGCCGTCCTTCTTCGGGGCCCACGCCTGGCCGTCGGGGGTCGTTCCTGCCTCCGCCGTTGCACGGAGTGCCGCCTGGACGGGCTCGACCGCCCGCTTGGCGACCGTCTCGGGGAGGACGCCCACGCGCCTCACCGCGGCGATCATGGCGTCGAGCTGCGCGTAGTCGTTCATAGCCAGTGCACCGCGATCACTGTCTTGAATGTAGGGATCATCCGTCGTCCTCCCACTCGTCGCCGCCCCTGTAGCCCTGAGCGTCCTCGGCTCGAGCTCGCGCGCGCGCGCGGTCGAAGCCCACGTAGGGCGACGCGTCCGAGGTCCCGAGCGGGCCTCCTCGAAAGATCGCCGAGGCTTGGTTCGGATCGTCGTTCAGCGGGAGGTCGAAGAGACCGTCCTTCGTGTCGGCCGCTTCCTTGACCTCTGCCAAGGTCCGCGTCTTGTCGTCGACCAGGAGCGAGATCTGCGGGTCTTGCGGGTTCACTCCTCGGCCCTGGTAGGCGTCCACGAGCACGAGCGAGGCGATCCAGCCAAGCACGACGTCGGGCACGGGAGACGAGGACTGGTACACGTTGTCGGTCGAGTACGTCCCCGCGGGAAGGTTCGCTGCGACGCCGGTTCCTGGGATCGTCACGATCGCGGCGGACACGAGCTGCTGAGGCGCGAGCACGGCGACGGCGGCCGCCCCGCTTCCCGCTCCTCCGGTGAACGAAACGGTCGGTGGCGCAAGGTAGCCGGACCCCGCGTCAACGATCGTCACCGCGGTCACGGCGCCCGCGCCAACCGTCGCGTTCGCGGTCGCCTGGACGCCCCATGAAAGATCGGGAGGGCTGAGAACGACTGTCGGAGCTCCCGTGTAGCCGGTCCCGCCGGCGGTCACGTCGACCGATGGGACCGTGCTCACCTTCGTGAGTCCCCCATCGATCGACCACGCAAATTGAGCCGTGCCGAGCACGCCTCCGACGAGGAAGAAGAGCACGAGCTCCATCGAGCCGTAGCTCGGGACTCCCGTGTAAGTGACCGGCGACGGAGGGTTGGTCCCCGTCGCCGTCGGGATCCCCATTTGCTGCCCGAAGGGGACCCGGTAGCGCTTCGTGAGCCTCGCGTACACCCACGAGGTCCACACCCGAATACGCTGGGCAAGAAAGCCCGGTCGCATTTGCTCGAGGAGAACGACGTCTCCGGGAGGCATTTGCGTCCGGGCTTCAAAGCCCCGAACCGTCAGCGTCGGGTTCACTCGCGTCGATCCTTACGACGCGTCGATCCGGAAGATGCAGTACGGGTGCCCGAGTTGCACCGACGCTCGACCGCGGCAGTGGTACTCGAACTCCTCGATGCGATCGAGGATCGCGTCCAGACCCGTCCCGCCCGAGTCACCCGTGTAGTAGGTGATCTTGAACGGCTTCCGGAGCACGTGGAGGAGGGCGCCGAGCTGCGAAGTCTGCCCCTCTTCGCACACGATGTACCACGTTGTGTCGGACCCCTGGATCGTCTCGGGGAGGCTCGTGACGTTGCCGCCCGTGACGGTACCGCCGGATCCGCCGGACCCGGTGAGGGACATGAACGGAAGCGTCGTCGAGTAGTCTGTCGACGCTGCGAACTCGTCCGCGATGATGGGCTCCACCTCGAAGCCCATGCGTTTGATGTACGCCACGATGTCGGCCGAGCCTCCGCCCGTCGCCGCGGCTTGCGCGATGAACTTGGCGTCCGTCAGCATGGCGATGCGCGCCGCGAGGGCCGGCGGTCCCATGATGTACTTCGGCCGGAGGAAGCGCGGGTCGACGCCGTTGGGCATCTTGATCGACTTGATGTACGACCAGGCCTTCCGGAGATTCGTCAGAGCCACGTCCGTGGTAACCGATTCGTCGATCGGAAGCGCTCCCGGGTAGGGTTGCGTCGTGAAGCCCGGTCCGGTCGCGCTCGTCCCGGCCGATCCGTGGAGCCAGTTACAGTAGCCTCCGACCGACTTTGCGAACGGGTTGAGCGGATGCCCGTGCCCGCTGTTCGTCGTGTTATCGGCGAAGAAGGGAACCCCGTCGTAGGCGGCCGCCGACCCGTCGGTATTCGCGGCGTTCAGGATTACCTGAGACGCAAGCCGCTGGCGGTAGTAGGCGGTTTCGCTTCCCATGAGCTCCGACCACTTTGCCGCCTGATTCAGCCCGGTCCCGTCGAGGTCCTCGAGCTGGTCGCGCTGGATCCGGAGGCCCTTGCCGTGCTTGTAGGTCGGATACTCGACCGTTTGCGCGACGAGGGACTCGAACTCCATTTCTCCATCGCCGGTCGGGCCCAGCGGCTGGATCGTGGCAGTGTCGAGCCACCACGTGATCCGCTCGGTCTTCCGTTCGATGTTGGTATCGCGGAGGATCTTGGGCGCCCAGAAATTCTCTGCGGCGATCCTGCGCTTGTACTCGGATTCGGTGATGACTTTCATCGAGCGCTCGTACTCGAAAACGAAGGTCGGAGTTATATCGGGCATAGCGGGTCCTTTTTCCTTTCGATCGTGGGTGGGCCGTTCAGGACCCGAGGAGCTCGGGCGTGTTGGCGACCAACACTCCCTTGACTGCGTCGAGCATCCACACGACGCCCGCGTTCCCGTCGCCGGTCGAGCCGACGGTATTGTTATCGATGATGGTGGCTTCGGTGAAGAGCTCGGTCACCGCGGCGCCTCCCGTTGCGTTGTCGAACCACCGACCGCAAAGTTCCTGGTCGAGATTCACGAGAACCTGGACCGTCGCGGAGCCCGAGCTGTTGTCGTACGCGTCGTCGAAGACGCCGATGCGCACGAGGTTCGTGTTCCCCGCGGCGCCGGGCTTGATCGTGTGCGTGGACATGTCCACGCAAGCCATCGCGTTCTTGTACGCGATCATGCCCGCGCCGTGGTCGAGGGGAAGAGGGAGCGATTTGAACGTCCGCTCCTGCTTCATGCGGTTTCCAGTGATCGCGCTCATCAGACCGTCTCGACTTTCCGGGCGTTCGCCCTCTTCGCTTCGTCGTCCTTCAAGGAGACTCGCGCCTCCTCCGCCGTCATGGCCCCGAGCTCGAGAGAGCGTCCGGTGCGCTTGACGCCGGGAGTGATGTCCACGCGGAGGCCCATCCCCTTCGCGATGAGGTCGGCTTCGGCCTTCGGGACCTCGACGGCCTGGTCGACCTCCCCGCGGTGATTCGGATTGGCGCCGTGCGCGCCGGTTGCAGCGAGCACGCCGGGGGGCGTGAGCTTGCCCACCATGGGCCCGCGCGGGAAGCTCTCGATGGCCTTCGCCATGTCCTCGAGGGGCATGCGGGCGAGGATCTCGACGACCGCCGGCGTGAGGTCGGGTCGCTTGGCGAGGAGTCCCGCGCGCTCGTGGGCCTCGTCCTTCGCCGCGAGCTCGGCGCGGAGCTTCGCGTTGTCCTCTTGGGCCTTGAGGGCCATGTCGAGGGCCGCTTTCGTGCCGGAGTCGGTTGCCTTCGCCGCGAGGGCCTTGGCCTCCTCCTTCTTCTTCTCGTCCTCGGCCTTCGCCGCGGCCGCCGAGGCCTCTTCCTTCTTCTTGTCCTCCTCGGCCTTGGCCTTGGCCTCTTCCTTCTTCTTCGTGTCCTCGTCCTCGGCCGACGCCTCGCCTTCCTTCTTCTTCGGCGCCTCGTCGTCTCCGAACATCGAGTCGAACGCGGCCTCCATGGCAGAGAAGAAAGCTTTCCGCGCCTTCGTCTTCTTGTCGTTGTCGGGGGTCGTTTCCTCGCCCGCCGCGGCTCTGATTTTCATGTTCGCCTGCTCCTTGTTTGAAGCCGCGGCGGGTGCCGTGGCCTGTTGATCGCCCGATGCGTAGGCGAGAACATCGCCCCACGAGCCCACGGCGTCCGCGAGCCCGAGGGTTACCGCTTCCTGCCCGAGGTAGATCCCGCCCTCGAGCCCGCGCATGGCCGTCGCGCTAACGCCGTGTCGCATTTCGGCGACGAGGGCGAAGAAGAGGTCGGCGAGCCCGTCGACCCGGCGCTGCGTTTCTGCGCGCGCAGCGTCGGTGATCTTCACGTGCGGGTTGCCGTCGAGCTTGCGCTCCCCGCTGGAAACCATCTCGAAGACGAGGCCCATCGCGCGATCGGCTCCCGTCGCGTCGAGCATCGGCTGAAACACGCCGACGCTTCCGACGAGCCCGGCCGGCGGGACGACGACGGGGAAACCGGCGGTCGCCAGGGCGAACGCGGCCGAGCACGCCATGCCGTCCACGAAGACGATCAGCGGCTTGTTCGCGTCGCGGCACACCGCGCGGAGCTCGCGTGCCGCTTCCATCATCCCGAGGGCGTCGCCTCCGGGGGAGTCGATGCGTAGAACCACGGCCCGCTGGTTCGAGTCGGTCGCCGCCTTCACGCGCTCCACGATCGAGTCGTACGAATCCCAGCACCAGTCCTTGTGCTGTACGACGGGCCCACGGACATCGACGATCGCCGCGTCGCCTTCGACCTCGAAGGGCTCGGTGGCTTCCGGCCTCATGTCGAAGAGCATCCCGATCGCGTCCGCTCGCACGGCCAGCGCGCGACCGACGGGGAGGAATTGAGCTCGTCTCATGCGGCCCTCACGTGGATTCGGTGGAGTCGGTCAAGGGAGAGCCGGCGCGCGGCGGGCGGTAGGACCGCGTAAAGGCTCGCGACAGCCTTCTCGACATCGCCGTCTTCGCCTACGAGCGAAAGCTTCGCGAGGCCTTCCGTAGCGTCGGATACGTCGTTCGCGGCTTTCATCGGCACGCCGAAACGCTGCATCAGGGCGTCGAGGTCGAGCTCACGATCGACCTTCGAGAGGACCTCGACCAGTTGCGAGATCGCGGGCCCAATGAGGCCGAGCGTCCGCGCCTCCGACTCGAGCTCCTTCGGCGTCGCCGTCTCCCACTCGAAGGTCGTTGCGCGCTTCGTGATCGCGTCGACGCCGAACCTCGATGCGATGAAGCACGGCAGCCCTTGCGTGTTCAGCGTGTACGCGAGGCAGTCCCCGTCGTTCCGGATGAGGTCTTCGCGGATGCGCCGCGGGAGCTCCTCGTTCGAGAATCCGGTCCCGCCCGTCGTCGAGACGAGCTGCCCGGCAATCGCGACCATGAACTCGAGGTCGCTGGTATCGATCTCTTTCTGCCACACTTCGATCGATCGGCCCGCGTCGCCCACGGAAAGGATGCTGACGCCCCATCCCGGGGGGAGGTCGAACACGGTATTGATTCCCCACGCGGCGACCTTACGGAAGAACCCTTTCTTCTGTGTCTCGCCGGCGCCGAGCGGCGTCGTTGCCACGCGCGCCGGGTTCGCGAGCTTCATCGAGAAGTTCGATCGATTCAGCTTCGCATGCTGCTTATTGATCCACGACTCGCCCGTCGCCGGCCAGAGCGCGGCATTCCAGGGCGAGAGGCGCGCGCCCGGGGTGTGGAGGATCCAGCGGCCGTCGCCGGGGGTCACGGGGAGGAGCCCGGCCGTCGACCGGAAGTACCATCGATTCTCTACCCATCGGTACTGTAGGTTCTCGGGGTCGAGCCTCACGAAGACCGGATAGTCGCGATCGGCGACCGGCACGAGCTCGCCCACGCCGACCCCGAGCTGTATCCCGTCGCGCGCGAGCATCGAAAGCTCCGAACTCGGGAACATCTCCTCGAAGACGCTTCGCGAGCCGTTCTTCGCTTGAAGCTGCTCCGCGATCTCCGAATCGCCGTAGAAGCGCTTCGGGAGTCTCACGAGCCCGCCCGTGCGCGTGCCGAGGAGTCCCGCGAGGACGCCGTCTCGGTTCATCGCGCGATAGAGCTGCGCGGCCATGAGCAGATTCCCATCGTCGGCCTGGAATTGCGCAGTCTCGAGGTCTGCGATGTACCAACGGAGCCTGGTGTTCGTCTGCGGCTGGATCTGCCCGCCCAGCGCTTCGCGGATCTCCTCGACCGTGTGGTCGTCGATGTCGAGCCCGTACCCTCGCGGCTTCTCGTAGGCGCTCACGCCCATCATGTTGCGGATCGCTTCGCGCGCGCGATCGGTGAGGGATTGCCGAGCGGCCATCAGTCCCTACCTCGGCCGAAGGAGAGAGCGTCCCACGGATTGCCGACCGGTTCGTCGACCTGTTCGTAGACGTCGACCTTCGCGGGTGGTCCCGCGAGCCGCTCGTCCTCTTGGGTGTCCTCCCGGAGCCATGTGGCGAGGGCGAGCGCGTCCGCGCGGTCCGTGCTCCGGCCGATGTTCTTCCGGATGAGGTCCTTCGGTGTCGCCTTGAGGCGTCCGTCTTCCTTCGACGCCCAAGAGGGGGAGTGGAGCTCGCCGGAGAGCTTCGTGTCCGGCGGCAGCATCCCGCCCTCGCGCACCCACGTCGCGACCGCGGCCCAGAGCTCGTCTCGGAGGCGATCGTAGATCTGCGGCTGGCGCTGGGCTCGGTCGCTAGACCGAACACCGACTACGACCATCTCCTCTTCGTGGTCCTCGGCCCATGACCGGATGAGTCCCCAGACGCGGACACCGACCGAGCCCTCGCGGTCGATTGCGACCAGGGGGACCTCGCCGCGCTCACGCTCTTCCTCGAGAAGTGCGCGAAGGTGGACGAGATGAGCCTCTTCGGAGATTCCCCGGAAGACCAGAACCCGGATCACGCGTCGGCCGCGGACCGCGACGAAGGCAGTCTCGTCTCCGCCGCTCCCGGGGCCCGCCGGGTCGATCCCGATGCGAAGACGCCCGCTCGGGGGTTCGAGCCACTGGCCCTTCTTCGGGCTCTCCTCGTCGTTGTCGTGGTCGTTAAACCAGTCGGCCTCCGACGCGTTGATTGACTCGAGGGTGATGATCTTCCCCGCCTCGTTCTGAACGAACTGGCCGAGCACGCGCACGAGGTAGAGCGGGTGCTTCGTGTAGTCGGGCCCCCAATCGCGTCGGCGATCCATGATCGCGTCGAAGCTGGCGAGGCCCGGGATCACGTCGCGTCGTTCGCGGAAGTTCGGCGTCTCCTCGCCGGAGATCGTGATCGTCGTGTAACCGCCCGATCCACGGTCCTTCTTCGAGTGGTGCGAGTCGAAGAACTCGCCCTCGGTGCGCGTCGGGTTCGAGATGAGGAGCTTCCCGACGTTGCCGCCCATGCGGTTGCCTTCGATCGCGTCGAAGACGTCCTGTTTGATGCCGGAGGCTTCGTCGCAAATATAGAGCATCCGCGATCCGGAGATTCCGGAGACGCCCTCGAGCGTCCGCGAGGTGAACCCGACGACCTCGCGCCTCCCGTCGTCGGCCTTGATCCCGGACGCGGCGAGCTGTCGGCAGATCCCGTCGACCGGAAGCGAGTGGGCGCATGGCCGTTCGATCCGTGGCTCGCGCCTCGCGTCGCGCTTGATGTTCTCGTCCGCGCAGTCCGCGCAGATCCCGGACTGACGATGCAGCTTAGCGATCGCCTTCCAGAGAACGTTCTGGATCTGCTCCTTCTTGACCGCGGTGACGAGCACGCGCGCCGTCGGAAACGTGCAGTAGTACCAGAGCGCGATGACGGCGCAGACCTCGGTCTTGCCGCACTTGTTGCCCGAAGCGACCGACACGGAGAGGTGATCGCGGACGGCTTCGCAGATCTCGACCTGCTTCGACCACAAGCGGATCCCGAGGACCTCGCGCGCGAAAGCTTCGACGTCGTTCGCGTACCTCGGACTCGGCCACTTGAGGGGCGTGCCGCTCGCGCCGCGCGCGTAGGCGTCAGCGAGAAGTTTCTCCCCGAGGGACGCCGCGAGCGTCTTCGGGCGAAGCACGCGCGCACGGCGGTCGACCTCGCGAGCGATCGACGGGGTGGTCACCCGTACAGCACAAGCACTGAACGCGCTTCATTTCAAGAGGTGCGCCACTTCCGCCACCTAAATACTGACAAGGCCAGATCGGGCGCGTTCGCCCGGATCTGGCTTATTTTACCGCTCCGTTCCTGCCATTCCGTTCCAAATCCCTTCCGGTCCCGTCCCTTCCAATCCTGCCGGTCCTTTCCGCGCCATTCCCCTTCTCTCCGTTCCGCTCCAAATCCTGCCTGTCCTCTCCTCTCCGCTTCCCCGTCCAATCCTGTCAAGCGAGGCCGATCAAAGCCTCCGCGACCGCCTTTTCCGCGTCCGGCCACTTCCCGAGCGTTTTCATGATGACCTCTTCGATCGATCTCCACGCGTGCGACTTGAGGATCGCTGCCTCGGACAACGTCTCTCCCGAGATCCCGCGCAGGACGGCGAGCGCTTGCGTGCACACCCGAAGCGTCTTCGCGCGCGCGAAGGGTTCCCCGCGAGGGTCGTCGAGAAGCCGCTGGATCTCCCGATCGAGCTGCTCCGCGCGCTGGAGGACCGTCCGCGGCTCGTAGGGAACTTGCTCGGGCATGGGCTCGGCGGGTTGCGCGCGGTCCCACGAAGACGTCGGGATGTTGTACTCGAGCTCGAGCGCGATCCGCTTGCCCGCCGTGGGGACGCGCGCGCCACGGAGCCAGTGCGCGACCAGCGACGGGTCGACCCCTAGGGCTTCGCCGATTGCTTCGTGCGTCAGGCCTTGGCCGAGAAGAAGTGTCCGTCCGACGGACCGTGTACTCCCAGCGATCGGAGCCGTCTTCGCGCTCGTAGGCTTTTGCGTCCGCCTCGATGATCGGCCCTGCGAAGAAGAGCCCCCAGGCTTGCTCCGTTCGTTTCCCCGATTGCCAGGCCGACCAGGCCGTCGGAGATCGCCATGACCCATAGCGGCACGCGCTCCACGCCTCATCCTCGAGGCGACATGATCCCGCGGATGTCCCCACGGAAGCGGTGACCGCCCACGTGGTCGAGAGGGGCCCCCGGACCGAGGTAGAGATGCACGTCGCCGCCGATCCTCGTCCAGCGTTCACAGAACGAGTAGTCCTCGGACAAGAGGGCGCGGTCTTTCACGATGAGCTGGTAGAGGGCGATCGTCTCGCGCTTCGGCTTCACCCCGTCGAACTCGTCGTCGTACACAAGCTCGGGGTCGCCGGCGTAGTGGCTGCGCATCGTCTCGACGACATGCCGCTCTACGAGGGTGAAGCCGCCGGCGACGCGATCGACTTTGATGCACCCGACGTCGTCGACCCGCTGGGGCGTGCTGTTCTGATAGTTGTACGTGTGTGCCGCTTCCACGAGCCCTGTCTTCGCGACGCGGTCCAGGTGAACGAACTTCTTCGGGTACGGGACGCCGACGATTCCCTTGCCCGCGCGCAGCATTCCCCCGATGCACAGCGCGATCTGATTCGGCTCGGCGACGACGTCGGTGTCCCACCAAAGAATGTGCGTGAACTCGGGCTCGAGCCGGAAGTCCTCGAGCATCCTCGAGCGCGATCGAACGATGTCCGTCCCCGCCCAGCCGAGCCCCAGCGGGTTGTCCTCGGGCGTGATCGCGCGCGCGTCGCTCGTCCCCTCGACGCGGTTGGCGAGCTCGGGGTTGCGGGCGAGCGCCCAGAGTGCCGCGGCATGATGGGCGGCGACCTGGCCGACGTCGGCGCGCTCGTACACCGGCGTCGCGATCAGGATCTTGCCTTTCATACGATTGCGCTTCGTGCGGCGTACGGCGCCGGGCAGACGTCCGCCATCGCGCGCTCGTGAACATCGTCCGTCCACCCCTTGGCCCACTTTTTCCCGAGCCAAGGCGTCATTTTCCAGATCCGCCCGAGGTGAGGGGGCGGAAGGAGCCCGTCCTTCGGGTCGTGTGGCCACCACGACGGGACGGCGAGATCGCTCTGCGTCCAGCCACCGACCTCGCCGTCCGACCAGAGGACCGACGCGCGCCGGTACGCGTCGCCGTCGTTCCCTTGCGCGGAGTCGAGCGCAAGGTCGTGAAGCTGCAATGCCGGGATCGGGTGGAAGATCTTCCGGCCGGTCGCAAGGGCGTAGACGCCGAACATCGTATCCTCGGTGATCGCGGAGGTCCCGCCGGGCTTGAGCTCGACTTGACGCCAGATCAAGAAGTCTCGAAGGGCGTCCGTGCGGATCGCGTAGGCGCGCCCGATCAAGCCGTCGGCCGTCGAACACCATCGATGCTCTCCCGTGCGCGCCAGTGTCTTTGCCGCCGGGTGGACCGTCTCGAGGCCGACCAGTGGGCCGGGAGCGGCCCCGAGCATTGCCGAGAGACACTCGAGGTAGCGATCGCAGACGATCACGTCGTCCTGAAGAAAGACCGCCCACAACGTGTCGAGCGACGCGGCCCACGTCCACATTTCTTCGGACCACACCGGGATGGGAGCTCGTTCCTCGAAGAGCCGGTACTCCTCGGGAGCGAATCGAATCGCTCGATCCTCTGCCTCGTCGCTCGCGCGGCCTGTGGGGTCGAGCTGCGCGAGAAGGCGCGTGAGAGACTTCACGCGCGCGGGAATCCACGGGGTATGGGTGATCGCCAGAGAGAGCCCGATCGTCGTCGTCATTTTCTCACCCACCAGACGCTATCCTTCCGCGCGTACCCGCCCGGGTAGGCCGCGTTCACGGCCTGGCACACTCCGGGAAACTGCGCGTGGTCGAGATCGTGTCCGGACACGATCCCCCCAGCCCGCACCTTAGGGGTCCACACGTCGATGTCTTCGGCGACGTCCGCGCGCTCGTGACTCGCGTCGATGAACACGCCGTCGATGCTCTCGCGCTCGAAGGCGCGCGCCGCTTCGGTTCCCTTGAGTCGATGGATGAGGATCTCGACCCCTGGGCGATGGTGTCGTAGCCGCACGATGTTCGCGAGGAGCTCGGCATGGGTGTCACCCTCGAAAGCGGGGTACGGGTGACCGAAGTTGATCGCGTAGCCAGGGTCCACGCCGTGAATGATTCCGCGACGCCCGCTGAGGGAGGCGAGCTCGGCCAGGTGGAGCAGGCTGCGCCCTCGGAAGACCCCGAGCTCGACGAACGTGAACGTCTCCGGGAGCAGCGCGAGGATCTCTCGATGCCACGGGAGAATGTCCGTGCTCCACCCCGTGACCTCGGGTCGCCAAGCGTCCGACTGTTCATGCGTCCACGGCGTCGACCAGGGCGTCGGCGAAGACGCTCGCCGCGGCGGGTCGTCGAGCTCGTCGGGACCCGGCACAACCTCGCGCAAGCTCGGCAAGGTCGGGGGCTCCGGCTGTGCGTTCGCGGACGTCACCCTCGAGGACGTGATCGTCCCGTGGAGCAGGTGGGTTCCGTCGCCACTCACGCCCGTCCCCAGAGCGGACCCGTCACGTCTCACTCGCGCACCGCGTCGACAATGAGGACCGCGACCGCGTCGAGGATCGCGCCCGACTGCATGACCGCTAGGTCCCCGACACGGATGACCGCGTACTTCGAGACGTCGACGTCGAGCAGCTCGGCTTCCGAGAGCATCTTGCCCCCCGGGGGGAGGTTTCGCCGACAGACCTCCGCGAGCTGCATGTCGCGTTCGTAGCAGTCCACCCACGAGAACGGCCAGGCGATCCCGGCCCACGCGGCGAACGCTCCCACGCCGGCCCCGAGGTCGAGCACCCGCCTCGGCCGCTTCGACCCGATGACGTCCTCGAGCCGTCGCACGTAGCGGCCGCGAAGGATGTCCACGGCCTCGGCCTTGTGCGGGCCCTTGATCGGTACCTCGAGCGTCCACCCGTTGCCGAGCTGCAACGTTTCGCAGGGCAACGGCCTCCGGTCAGGCTCGTCGCTGTTCAGGGCCACGACTCCCCCGGCTTCCTGGATCGTCTCCTCGACGATCTTCCGAATGATCGGGTCGTCAGCCCGTGACTCCGGACGCCCGACGATGCGAGCAAGGACCTCTGGCGGGACCTCCGGGAACGCGCCGTCGTCGTTCATCCACGGTCCTTCGACGACTCTCGCGACGCCTTCGCCGCACCCGGGACACCCCTACCGACGCTGGCCGAAGCCTCGAGGTCGCCTCGAGGTCGTTCGGTGCTTTCGGCTTGGATCGCGGCTTCGGTCCTCAAGCCGAGGAGGTCCGCGAGGGCCTCGGCCTGGTCCTTCGCCTCGGCCGCGGCGATCCTCGGGTGCTTGGCGTTCTTCGTCGCGATGCCCGCAAGCGCGAACATCGAGGCCGTGGCGATGAACTCCTCGCGCGAGGCCCTCACGAGTTGACCGCCAAAAGCTTGAACCCGTAGGCCTTCGCGATGATGTTCCGGACCTCGGCGCGGATGCTGACGCCGTTCTTCTTCGCGGTCGTTTTCAGAACGACCTCGAGCTTTTTCGGAAGAAACACCGCGATCGCCTTGCCTGAGAAGCCGGCGAAGGCCTTCCGACGGTCTTTCAAGTTTTTCTGGATCTTCGGTGTGGGCATGGCTCCAAGCCTTACGCGGTCCACGGTGCGATCGTCAAGCTTTCTCGCTTCACGATTCGCCGACCCGATCGTTCCCGCGGTTTTTTCTGGGG